CCGATAACGGTATTGAATGTGCCAGTTGTTGAAGATAGAACACCCGAATATGCTTGATAACCCACAGCAGTATTTGATGCCCCAGCACTGTAAAGCCCAGCCGCGAAACCCACAGCAGTGTTATTAGAAGTAGTATTAACAAAAAGTGCTTGAAGTCCGATAGCCGTGTTGTTATTGCCAGAGACACAATCGCTTAATGCAGAACTACCCACAGCTACGTTGTAATCACCAGAAACATTAGTGAGCATTGAACTGTCGCCAACAGAAGTATTGGCGCTGCCCGTTTCGTTATCTCTCAACGCTGCTGTGCCAATTGCTACATTGTAATCACCATAGGTATTCGACGTTAAAGCACGGGTTCCCAAAGCAGTATTATTAAACCCTTGTAAATTTGCCTTTAAGGTTTCATAGCCAACGGCAGTATTAGATGAAGATAATTCATCTCCTCCACTAACACTAAATGGAGAGTTGTTTTGAAGTGCCGACACGCCAAGCGCTGTGTTTTTAACTACAGCATTATTACCAAGCCCTACCGTTAAACCCTGCACAACAGCACCAGCGGTTAGCGTAGAGACACCCGTTACGCCAAGGGTTGTGCCAACAGTTGCCAATCCAGTTAAGGCAAGGCTTGTGCCTGTGGCTGCTCCAATGTTTGGAGTAACCAATGCAGGGCTGGTAAACAGCAGCGTCTTAGTAATGGTTTTGGTCGTGCCAGCAACAGCAGGTTGGACAAACGGAATAATGTCCGTTGCGTTGATGACGGTGGCAACGGGCAGGTCAGAGATGGCAACATTAGACATGATTAAAAATTCCCGGCGTATATGTTGTACCGTTGACGATTAGCAACAATACCATACGGCATTGCCATTACATCGTCAGGGTTGTTGATGCGCTTGATGTTGCGCTTGGAGGTCATGGCAATCCGCTGCACCTGTGGGCTTGGCTCGACGCCAAACTCAGCGGCAATCTCACAGGCCAGATTAAATCTAAAACATCGTAGGTAGCCTGGAGGGAAAGACAGCGTGGTTGCCAGCGTTGCCGGTTGCGTCAATTCTTCTACCGACACAATGTGCCATTCAAGCGGCAAAGTTGGCACAGGGTACACCGTCAACGTAATGTCGGGGTAGCCCATATTGACGTACAGCACCTGCGGGTAGGTGCTGGTTGTGTTTTTAACAGCAATGCCGTTGTACTGCTGCTCGTTGATTATTTTGATGCCATACGAAGTACCGTTTGAGGTATCTTTGAAGTAGGTGGCATCGTCAACCAAAACAGGCCGGTTGCCAACAAAGTTACCTGTTGGCCCTAACGTGCGTGTAGCTTGACTTACAGGCCAAGTAAACACTTGGTCTTGCGTGGTGAACACCGACAAACGCTCAGTGTTCCATGAGTCGATCATCTGATTCATTGCCGACAATGCGTCAGCAGACGTAGCTGCTGAAGGTGTCTCAGCCTCTGCCAACATCCCAATTAGGCGTAACGCCCCGTTTATCTGGTCGCCAGCAGATGTGGTCATACCCTATGCTCCTGCGTCAATAACCTCAACTCGGGGCCTGCCACGGGGACGTTTCATTTCGTTCACCGTGACAGGCTCTGCATCTACATCAAACCTCACCCAGCCGTTCTTTTCGTCATAAACGGCCTCTGCTTCCATACACGCAACTTTCGTCCCATGCACGGGGTGACGTAAGTAGATGACTGCCATCTAGCTAATCCGATACACGTTGTACGTAGCAGTACCAGTTTTGTAGAACAACAACTCGCCGCCGCCGGATGGCGAAGTAGACGCCACTCCAGTGATTGCAAAAGTCATCGTTCCAACCAGAGTAATGCCAGTTCCTGCTGCAATTGTTACAACACCGCTGGATGTACCAAGGTTCACGATTGCCAACCGAAAACTAGACCCGACCTTGGCGTTAGTCAATGTTGCATCAAGCAACGCTGCGGTAGGCAAAGTGTAGGTAGCTGCGCCCGTTCCAGCGGTTGCAACCAGCACAGTGTTTGTGACTTGCGCCACAGTCAATGTTGCGGTTGTAGTTGCTGCTTGGGGCGTGATTGACACAATGTCAATTTCATTAAGGTTGCCGTCACCAAATTGGTAACCGCCGCCGACTGATGGGAGTGCCATGATAATTTCCTTTCAAATGAGTTAAATCAACCCCACAGACGGCAAGCCATCTGAGGACGAATAGTGCTGAAACCATACAGTACGTCAATACGGCAAGGCATACGGTCGTTGTTAATATCGTAAGCACGAACCACACGCATACTGATGCCGTTATGGTTTGCACGAGCAGCCATATCGACCCCCTGGGGCATGACCAAATCTGCCGTAGCAAATGTTATGGCGTCCTTGTGGTAGATCATGTTTTGCGGATAGCTAGTAGATGCAGTACCGACAAAGGTCACGGCAGCGTTGTCAGCGGGGAAGCTGTCAACGGTAGCCAAGGCGCTTGTGCTAGTGAAGATAGCAGGGCTGATTGCCATGTTTGCCAAAGCATTGCTAACGCCAGTTTGTGCGGCGGTCACAACAAATTGCTGTAGGGAACCAGTTGACTCACGGGTCTGTGGGTTAACTGCAAACACACCAGCAATCGTGAACACATCACCAGCAGTCACTGTGTCAGTCGCACCAGTAAGGCCGTCAATGCTGATGGTCGATTGGCCTTGGGTGCTAACAGCACCGTTAACCAAAATCGTACCAGCACGGGAGCCAGTGGTGTGAACCTTGATGGATTGGCTCATGTTAATTTCGTCATACCCCAACACGCCAGTACCCATCATGCCGTTCTTAAACTGCTTGCTGATGGTGTCGGTGGGATTGAAGAAACCAGACAGGCCGTTGACCAAGCCAGCGTTCGCAGCAGGGTTGACGGTAGCGTAGCGAGGAGCCATACCAGCAGCCGATTCGTTGAGTTTTTGCTGCGCCTGCAACAGAACCAAAGCGGTAGCGGGAGAAGTGCCAGGAGTGCCAACTGTGTTGAAAATACTTTTGTAGGCATTAGCAACGTCAGCGTCAATGCTGGAGGCCAACTGAGAGATACGAGGCTTGAGAACCCGCTCTGCAAAGTCGTCCAACTGCAAAGTTAACTCAGCGGTGGTGAAGTTTACACCAATGTGCTTTTGGGTAGAAACCGTCAGCGTGGTGCTTTGCTCGGCATCGTCCTGCACTTGCAGGGCTGCACCGTCAGTCACCAGAGCGCGGTCAGGGAGGCGAATACGCAGAGTAGAACCAATTTTTGCACCACTCACAGCAAAGCTGTCGTCGTACTGTCGGTTCACGTTGCGGGTAATTACCAGGTTGTTCTCAAGAATCTCAAGAGCCTTCCGAGTAATCATGTCAATGGTAAGAATACTGTTAGCCACGATTTTTCCTTAGAAAATAAATTAAAACTTTCGCGCCTGTAGCACTTTCATTTGTCGCGCTCTGTCGGCCTCAATCCACTGGCTGGTACTCATGGTCTTGATAGACCGTGGGTCAGTTGTGTCAAAAGACCCAGAACCCACCCCTCTGGCGGTGACTGGTGAAATCGGTTCAGGCGCACCAGAAGTACGCTTTTGGACGGGGTTCTCGGCTAACCTAGCCTCAAGTCGTCCAATCTCTTTAGCTTGCAAAATAGGCGCTAGTCGAGAAATACGATCTGCTTCTTTCGGATTTGAGCCAAGGTGATAAACCAAGTCAGGCCCAATGTCCGACGATTGAATCGTCTGTGCCATCACGGTCGTAATCTTGAGGCTGGGGTTGTAGGCAACTTGTTCAAAGTCGCTGTACTTAGACCTAGCCGTTTCTTCACGTTCGTGATACCCATCAAGAATCTCAGCTTGCTGTTTCTGGAGTTCCCGCTGCTCAATCAGCTTGTAAGCCTTGGCCTCTGCGTAAGCATCGACCGACTCAAACTGATCTTGCGGAGGTAAGTCCACTGCCACTGCTGGCGCAGGCTGTCGCTCTCGTTCCCACTTTCGCTGCTCTCTTGCGAGGCGTTTACCAATAGCGGCGTCAAGTTCCTCTTGCGAGAAGGTCTTAGCTGCTACTTCCGGCGTTTCAACTACAGGTTCTGGAGTAACCGCCGTGGTTTCCAGTTCCGGCGCGGGGGCTAATTCCGCTACTTGCTCTACATCTGACATTTTTGAATCCTAAGATTCCCTGGTGAACGCACCAGTACGGTTTTTGACATTATCCACTAAAAACACTTATAACTCTGCGGATGCGTTAAGACTGTTTGAAGTACTGTCTGTGATATGCGCTGCGGTAGTGGATATTGCAGTAAAGTTTGCAAAGTTAATATTGGCTTTATAAGAATTGGCAGTAATTGAAATAGACGCACTTGACTGAGAAAAAGTCGTGGCTCCGTTTGTTACTATGTACACACCGTTTTGCGTCATTGTTGGGGTAGTTCGCATTGGTGTAAAAAACCCAACTTGACCTACTACATTAACAGACCCCGAACCGACTAGCGCTGAAGCATATAGACCTGTCTCAAAATATCGTTGGCACAGCATCAACTCCAGCCCATAGGAGCGCTGTTCAAAGGTTGTCGCGGTAGAGCCAAGTTCTAATTGGAAGTTTCCAATACTCCATGTTCCAGACACTTGCGCTGCAACGCTTAGTTCAATCTCAATACCCGTAGTTGCTGCTGACGGAATGGTAATGCTGGTGTTGTAACGTATCAACGCTGACGTTACCGTAAACGTTCCAGTAGAGATAAGTGTGCGAGTCGGTGAGGCTAACGAACCAAACGTGTTTGCCGTGTTTGCGTAGTACGCCGCCCAAGTTACGGTGGTAAGCAAACTGTTGGACAAGTCTACTGATAGCTTAGCTGTATTTCCTGCCAAGTCTTGGCAGTTAAGGTCTTCAATGCGTTGAGCAAAACCAATCTTGGTGACGGATGCCGCGCCCGTAAAACGGTACAAGTAAGCGTTGGGGGATGTTCCAGCCACTTGCTGACTAGTAACGTTTGCGCCTGTTGAATAAGCGTAAAAACGATCAACCGTATAGGCCAACGCTGCGCCAGCAGTAATTGTCTGAGAAGCGCCAGAATTGCGTTGGTCAATTGCCATTGAACCGTTAATGATTCTATTCCGCAGACCAGCAATTTGCCCTCCGTTAATTGAAGCAAGCGCGGTAAGATTAACATCTTGTGCTTGCAGTGCAATTAAAGCAGCCTGTACAGTAGTAGCTGGCCCTGATGCTGGAAGATAGCCCACCAAACTAGCGCCTGTTGACCCCGCCAACAACGCTTCAAAAGCCAACAGATCGGTGCTATCCCCAATCCCGCTAA